ACCTATTGAATGGGATATCTTGACTGTGATATACTTATAATCAGCAGAATAGTCAAAATCAAGGTTAAGATTAAAAAAGTTTTGAAATTCCAAAAAAAGGAACGACAACCTATTGAATGGGATATCTTGACTGTGATATACTTATAATTAGCAAAGTAGCAAAGAATTTATAAATGGCTTATGAAAGGGAATTTTTGTAAGCCGTTTTTTATAGTAGTGTAAAGCCTTTATGGGAGCAATCCTGTAAGGGCATTTTTTATACCATTTTTTTACAAGGGAGAATTATTATGAGCAAGAAAATAGCAAACGTATGCAATGATGATTTCGGCGGCATAAGCACCATAGAGATTATGGAATTTCCACTACTTTTTGAAACGCTGTGCTTTATGTACGGCAAGCCTAATCCACGCAGATTTGCCGATGAATGCGATTTGATTTATCGTGTTGCACTTGGTATGACAGGGAAAGCATACCGAATTTCACACGGCATTGATCGTGGTGAGAGCGTGAGAAAATATTTGACCAATGAGCAGATTGAGCTGCTTGACATCATTCAGCTTTATGACTTGGGAATGCTTATCGGTTGTTCGAACTACGTTGAACGTAAGATTAAGATTGAATGGTTAAAGATGAAGTGGCTTAAGAATAAGTGTTCAAGCGAAGATTAATATTGTTCATAATAATCACTGAGCCCAAATTTGGGCTGAGTAGATATACAAATTACTGACACCATTTTTGGATTCAGTTAATAATTTACTCGGCTCAAATTCGAGCTGAGTAGATACGTGATAGAGATAAGGAGTGAGATGTATGCCGAGAAAACCAAAGAAGCCTTGTTCATATCCCGGCTGCCCGAAGCTGACAAACGGTCGATATTGTGAAGAACATCAAAAACAGGAGAACAAACGCTATGAAAAATATCAGCGTAACCCAGCAACAAAAAAGCGATACGGCGAACAGTGGAGAAGAATCCGAAAGCAGTACGCACAGACACACCCTTTCTGTGAGCAATGTTTTAAAAACGGTGTGCTTGTACCTGTCGAAGAAGTACATCACATCAAGCCTTTATCAGAGGGTGGAACACACGATACAGAGAATTTGATTGCTCTCTGTAGGTCTTGCCACGCAAGGATTCACGCACAGCGTGGTGACAGGTGGCATAACAACAAACGGTAAAAAAGTACTGCACCCAAATCTGGGGTGAGTGAATAATTTTGCGGCTGTAGTTTCAGCCGTCAAAACCGCTCTCACGCCCGCTGTGACGACGTACAAGGCTTGTTAAAGCTCTTAATTGATAACGGATAAGGGCAGGGGTATTTTTGAGCGTGTGGACGAGATAACGATTGGTGTGCATTATGAGTTGAATTGTTTAACAGACTTACAATAAAAAAATTAAAAAATTTTTCATCGATAGGTGAAAAAACGACCTTTCCCACGACAATATATAGAAGGGTTTTTTCAGTACAGAGTCGGTATCGTTTCGTTGAATTATGACTGTCCAAATTTGGACACTCGTTTGATTAAATACGAATTCAAACGACTATTCAAAGCTATTCAAACAGACGTATTTTATGACGGCGCAAAGTTGCGCTGTCGATATTTGATGTAATTTTAAGTGTAAACCATAATAAATTAGGTTGACGGTCAATGTGATATTTGCACAAAAATAAATAAATATTTAATAATACTTTATGGAACATAAATAAAGTGAGAAAAACAAATTTAGTAATAATTAATAAATATTTGAGGGTAGGGGCGGTAAAATTATCTAAAACTAACAATAATGTCAACGGGCGTGGACCTTTACGCAAAAAAACCGCAAATTCAAACGCAGCTGTCAATATGTTCAAATTTAGTATAATTTGTAGTAAAGATAAGCGGCGGTGGGGCATTAATGCTGTTGGGGTTCCCCGATGTTAGACGAAATTTAGGCGAATTTTTTCGTTTGAAAAGTTTGAATTGTTTGAAAAAATGTTTGAAAAACGGAAAGGAGATTTTTTAATGGCAAAAGACGGTACAAACAGGGGCGGCGCAAGAATTGGGGCAGGGCGAAAACCTAAGAGTTTAGCTGAGAAAATCGCTGCCGGCAATCCGGGACACAGACCGCTCACGATGATAGATTCTTCTGCAATGGAAAGTGTTGATATGCCGCCGCCTTCCGATTATTTATCCGCAATGCAGCGTGACGGCAAACCACTCGGCGCTGATTTGATTTACATAAAGGTGTTTGAGTGGCTAAAGGCAATAAACTGCGAAAAGCTTGTAAGTCCGAATATGGTCGAGCAATATGCTATTTGTGTATCACGCTGGGTGCAGTGCGAAGAAGCTATCAGCAAGCTTGGCTTTATCGGAAAGAACGCAAAAACGGGAGCACCTATGCAGAGTCCGTTTGTTTCGATTAGTCAAGCATATATGAAACAGGCAAATGTTATCTGGGCAGATATTTCACAGATAGTCAAGGAGAATTGTTCTGTGGAAATTAAATTTAATAATCCCGAAGATGATATGATGGAAAGTTTGCTCAGAAGAAGAAACAACTAAAGGAGTTTTTATGAAAGCGAATTATTACATATCGGCTGCCGATGATGTGAAATCGGAAAAGCCTGCAAGAAAAAACGACAAGAGCAAGAACAGACTGCACAGCTCGTTTCGAGATAAACGCAGCTTAATAAAACAAAAAATGGGTATGAGAGGCAGAAGATAATACAGCTTCTGTCTTTATTCTTGAAAGGAGGATTTAACATTGCCTAACAACGAAACAAAATATTTTCTTGCTGATATAGAAACGCTGATTCCATATGCAAGAAATGCACGAACACACTCAGAAGCCCAAATAGCTCAGATAGCGGCTTCCATTAAAGAATTCGGATTTTTATCTCCTATAGTAATATCCGAAGATAATACAATTCTCTGTGGACACGGACGTTTTTACGGCGCTCAAAAGTTGGGACTGAGAAAAGTTCCATGCGTTATGGAGAGCCATTTAACCGAAAATCAGAGGCGTGCCTATATACTCGCCGATAATAAACTATCTCTTAATGCGGGATGGGATAATGATATGCTTGCCGTTGAGTTATCGGAGTTACAGGACAACGATTTTGACTTATCTGTTATAGGTTTTGATGAATCGGAACTCGCTGATCTTTTCGGTGATGAAGAAAAAGATACCGAAGATGATGAATTCGATGTTGATAAAGCTCTCGAAGGAGAAGTATTTGTTCAAACTGGTGATATATGGCTGCTCGGAAAACACAGACTTCTCTGCGGTGACGCTACAAATCCGGAAGATGTCAGAAAGGTTCTTGACGGCAAAAAGGCAAATGTGTGTATCACAGATCCACCGTACAATTGCTCATATCAGGGCGGTACGGGTATGACAATTCAAAACGATAAATGGTCAGATTCTGAAAAGTTTTATACATTTCTTCTTGATGCGTTTAAAAATATTTACGATAACACCGCAGACGGCGGTGCTTTTTATTGCTTTCATTCCGATGCGGAAAAATGTAATTTTTTCAATGCAACAGTCAATGCAGGATTTCACTATTCAACAACGTGTATCTGGGTGAAAGACGCTCTTGTTATAGGGCGTGCAGATTTTCAACAAAAACATGAACCCTGCATATACGCTTTCAAAGATACCGCAAAGCATAAATTCTACGGCGACCGTAAGCAAACAACTGTGTGGGAATTTCCAAGACCGAAGAAATCAACGCTTCACCCGACTATGAAAACGATACCGCTAATCGCTTATCCTATGAGTTTATCATCACAGGAAAATTCGATAGTGCTTGATGTATTCGGCGGTTCGGGTACAACGCTTATGGCAGCTGAACGTCTGAACAGAATATGCTGCATAATAGAACTTGACCCAAAATATGCGTCAGCGATAGTTCGCCGCTTTATAGCAGCAAAGCAGGGGACAGACGAAATATTTGTCATTCGTAACGGCGAAAAACTTCCCTGCACAGATGTATATACACCGACTGAGGACGATCTTGCCTTTAAGGAAGATGGGGTTAACAGGGAGTGATGTGATGATGAATGATAGTAAAAAAGAACTTTTTCGTAGCCAATTTATCGGGCGGAAAAGACAGTTCATGTATGACTTTAAAACTGCTTGAAGAAGGTTACCCTGTTGATATGATACTTTTCTGTGATACGCAGTTAGAATTTATTGAGATGTACAATCATCTTGATAAATTCGAGCAATACATAAAAAGATATACAGACATCGGTATCACGAGAATTAAACCCGAAAAGCCTTTCGAGTATTATTTTTCAGAACACGAAATACATCATCGAAAAAATTCTGCTTTAAACGAGAAATTCGGTGCAACGCATAAAGGCTACGGTTGGGCGGGACCAAAAATGCGGTGGTGTACGAACCGTCTGAAAACACAGCCGAGAGAACGCTTTCTGAAAGAACTTCGCAAAAAATACAACGTAATTGAATATGTAGGACTTGCCGCCGATGAACAATATCGTTTAGAACGAAAAAACAATCAGCGTGAAAGTTGCAGACATCCGCTCGTTGAATGGGGAATGACAGAAGCTGATTGTTTACAATACTGCTATGACAGGGGATTTGATTGGGGCGGACTTTACGAAAAGTTTTCTCGTGTGTCCTGTTGGTGCTGTCCGTTACAGCCTTTATCTGAATTGAGAATATTGTATCACGAATTTCCCAATTTATGGGAACAATTAAAACAATGGGATAGTCAGACTTTCAGAAAATTCCGAGCCGATTATTCCGTAATAGAATTAGAGAAACGCTTTGAATTCGAAGAGCAGTGGCAAAAAGCAGGAAA